AATAGATAACATCGAATAAGATAGTATCCATCATTTTATTAAATACTTCTTTTATCGGATTGCCCCATATTTCTTTTGATATGGCAATATGGACTTCAGCTACAAATTTATCTACACACCTCATATTATCGAAGATAACTAAGCCATATAGAAAATCTTCATGTTCGTCGAAGATACCTACTACCATACTATCAGGAGCTGTAACATATCCGTGAAGAAATTCATACATACTATCAAAGTCATTTACTAATAAAGGATTTTGACTGTCGAATATTAAATGATTATCTTGATAGCATTTTAATGCATCATCACAGTATTTATATATATCATCAATATCTAAAACTCTATCATGCATATTTTAAGCCCCCTGTGAAAAGTCTGGTAATCTTAAAGCTGCTAAACAAAACGCAGTATTCTTAGGAAATTCTATTGAAATGCTTATGCCTTCCCTACCGCTCATAGGAGCTGATATTCTAGTTACATTACTATTCTTTTCGGCCCATCTAGATGTTAATTCAAAACTTTCCATAGTTACTAAATCATCCGAATATAAGAAGGGGGGTAGATACGCGCCCGCAGTAGTCAGGCCGTGAGGCGGTGTAATACGTTGATAACTAGAACCAGCGTTATGTACAGTTATGTCAAAAGATACGCCATTAAGTTCTGTAACTTCCAACAGTGAGCTACAAATTAATCTATTATCTCTAACCCCGATAGCCTCAAAATTTGCTATGCAAGATAAATCTGGGATAATGGTTCCCTTTTTGAAATCTTGAAATATTTTATTATCATCTGTAATGAATATTACACCTTGATTAAATCCTATAAAGCCGCTAATATTTTTGTCTAACTCTCTAGGGAATAAAGTGCCTACGTTTGTCAGAACTATACCCTTATTGAGCATTTCTCCGTAATATAATATGAATACTTCATTTTCCGAATTATAAGTTAGCCATCTTCTAGTTGCATTTATTCCTAAATTCTCGGCGTTCAAATATTCAGCGGATATGATAGGCTTTCCAGATACCATAGCCCCAAATACATTAACCGATACAGCGTTAACAATAGCTCCACTGTTAACATCGTAAGCATAAACCTTTTCTCCTACTATAACATGGTCGGAAGCATATTGTTGACCTACTTGAGAAATTTTCTTAATAACAACAGTATCGCCAATAGTTAGATAATAAATACCATTTTGCTTTGTAATAAGGATACCGTCCATATAATCTTCTATGGAAAGGGTTTCAGTAGTGTCGTCATAAAAACCACCAAAGTAACCAGCCCCTAATGCCTCTTGAAATCCATTTACTACACCTATTTGCGAATAATATATATTGCCGTCAGAATGAACTACGAAAAGTCTATTGTTAGCTACAGCAATTAATTGAGGGTCAATATTCACATCTGGCTTTGGTGGATTTACACCAGTGTTGTCAGGTTGAAATGTCAGAGTAAGTTCATACCCTGTTTGTTCCCCAATATTATGAGTATCGGTATTAAACGAACCTGGCAGGCTTGATGGATTTTTAGCTACACATTTGATGGTCATATAGTCGTCATCTCTACCAACAAAACATGAAGTTACCGTGAACGCATATTCGCCGTCGACGCTTAATTCTTTGTCATTCCAAAAGTAATCGGCCTGTTCTAATGGTACTGTAAACTGATAATATGAACCAAAATTTTGCATCGTAATATCTTCAACAATGGCCGTAAAGTCTGCTTCCTCTTGATAGCCTCCAAATAAGACGGTTACACCGTCAGCAGAATATACCATATCTTTGCCACGTCGAGTAATTAGCGGATTGATATTAGTGTTAGCTATTTCAGTTTTATATTTCTTTAATCCCTGATAAGCTGTGTACAAATAAACTTGGCCTGTTAGAGTTACTACAAAGAAAGTATTATTACCTGAAGCTATCGTAGTATAGCCAGCTAGTACATCACCTACGGGTAATTCTGCTTTTTGCATATATCCATGTTGAGAGACTAAAGCCCCTTTCTCGGCCCAGATATTTCTACCACCTGTCAAGGCTAATGAACCTAATTGTTCGCCTAATCCTCTCGGTGTATCGATTAGATATAAACCTTTTGAGAAATCAGAGAAGATATAACTTCCGTCATTCTTTTTAACTCTGTCTTTATATGTTGCCATAATTAACCTAATAAACCTCGTCTTGCATTGTAATGTCCCGCGGATGGATTATTTATTCTATCTGCTTGATTAGAACCGTAATCGCTTTCAATATAAGCCTTTAATCTTTCATTAGCTAATTGTGAATACAGTTGAGATAATTGGTTATTACATTTAATATATATCAACGCTATAGTTCTTAATTTTACACAGGTTTCAAATTCTTTTGTACCTATAATAGAGTCGTCAATACTTTTGACTGACACTTGATAAATATCTTCATTTGAAAGAACTATATCTTTTGATGACATTGTAAGAATTAATTTATATTTTTTGTCAGGGAATGGAAATAGTTTAAGGTATCCGTTTTTAATTACATAGCTACTAGGTTCTCCCTTATGAAGTATTTCACTATTCTCGGGATTAGCTCTATTAAAATCTATCACGTTATTATAAACTAGCGGTTTAATATAACCATCTGGTTGAACTAAGTCTATATGTTTAATAATACCCTGGAACGAATATTTGTCTTTAGTAGGTTCAGTCTTAATGATATCAGTTCTTTCTAAGGTATTACTATTAATATATAAATTATCTAGCGTGCTATGCAATCCTTCAGTTATCATCTCTAATAAAAATCTAGTGATGTCTGGTGTATCCGTTTCATTAGTATATTGAGGAAAGCCTGTCGCTGTTGCTATATCATTATATAAATCCAAAACTTTTATTAAAGATGCCATTATATAAAAATCCTTTCGGTTGTCATTTATCTTAAAGAAAGAGAGAGGCTTTAGCCGAGGCCTCGGCCTCTCTTTAATAATTAAATTTTACGGTTGAACGTCGGTATCCGTATCAGGTTCGACTGGAGGTGTCGGAGGTACTACTCCCCCAACTTTACGTATGCTACGACCCCTGCCTTAGGTTCTTGTACAGTTTCTCCGTAGATTTCCATTCCATGGAATTCATCAGCGAAAAATCTGTGTGAACGAATTTTCTCAGGAGGTAACACTTTACCAGCTCTTGTAACTAAGTTTTTAGTACCAGCTACAATTACCATAGTTCCTTCTGCTGCATTTGCTACAGTAATCTTTTCAGAAATGTCAGCATTGTCGAGGTCTAATGAAGGTTCGATTGCGAAATCCAATCCCATCAAAGTTTTGAATTTACCACTTTCTACTTTTTCATCAGCAGCTACAGTTGAACGGTCTTGCAAGAAGCTAGATGACAATAATTCTGTATAGATTGCTGTCGGTACGAATACAGCACCGTGAGTAGCGTGTCCAGTTTCAGGGTTAGAACCGTAAGTAATTTGGCCATCTGAAGTAATTGCACCATTGTTGTACAATTTAGAGAAGATAGGAAGAATTACTTGTTTGTAAAGTTCATCGCCATTAGCTACTACAATCGGGTTAGCTGCGGTACCAACTGTAGGTACTGTAGCATTATCAACAACCAACTGAATAACTTCTTGGTTGTGTTCTCTACGCATTTTGCGAGAAGTTAATGCAAGTCCTAAAGACTCGTAGTTCCATTTACCTTCTACTTTAGTTACGTCAGATACATAGAAAGCGTATTTCTTGTAAGTGTCGATAACCATGATAGATTTAGTAAATCTAAGATTTTCGGGGATAGCTCTAGCATCTTTGTCATTGTAAGTGCCAGCAGTTAAATCCGAACCATCTACTAATGGTTTACCAGGCTGGTTAAGAACGCTGATTTTACCTGTTTTGATAGTGATTGCCGAGATATCTGGTTTTGCAATAGCTACGCTATCACCAAGTTTGAAGAAATCGCCTTCAAAATCTCTATTAACCAATGCGCTTTCTACGTCAGCCATTGGCTGTTGTAATTCAGCCTGTAACTTAGTAGCTAAAGCAATCTCCATTGACTGGTCGCCATTTGCGCCGTAATTACCTGAAATAATCGGGTTATCACTTCTATCTGGTAGTCCTGCCATTTTGATTTTTCCTTTCTTAAAATTAAATTAATTTAAAAGCCTTATTATTATCGGGGTTTATACACGTTGCCCACATTCGTTACCTAAAATTCCTATCAAAGTACCGAGATTTAATTCTCACTCTGCCATAGTATAAGGGCCAAGGATTTAATGCCCTTTTATAAAAGATTATAAATTGGATTTACCTAGTTCTTCACCTATTCTAAGAGCTAATAATTTTTCAGGAGTTTCTACTCCGTCTTTAATATCTCTTATAACATAGGCGAATACTATTTGTAAGATAGGTGTAGCGGCAGCTCCACAAGGTACTCCACATGCTGCCAATGCGGCTACAGCCAATGCTGCGGCTTTAGTTCCTTGTTCCCTATCCTCAGCCGAGAGTTTAAGGTTTTTAATTTCTTCTATCTCGGCCTTATTAGCTCTATGTATAGCTTTAAAAAAGTTTTTGATTTTATCTAACATACTATATTCTTTTTCTTCCAGCGTTAGCCTTTTTAGCCATTGCTTTATCAACCAATGCTTTATTTTTAGCGTAGAATGTTACTCTATCTTTGTAGGAAAGTTTAGCCATTTCGTCTAAGACATTATCTTCATTTATAGGACTTCCCGTCTGCTGTGTAGAAGTAACTGCACTTTCTTTGAATTCTTCGATAGATGGAGCTTCTACAATAGACTCAACCTTCGGAGTTTCTTCTGCTTTTTCTTCCTTTTCTTCCTCTTTTGGAGCCTCTTTTTCTTTTTCTTCTTTTACTTCGTTAGGAGCTTCCGTTTCAGTAGGAGCTTTAGCATTAATAACATCTACGACAGCTTCTTTAGCTTCGTTCACTACAGCTTTAGCATCGTCAATAACTTTTTCTACTTTCGGCTTTAACAATTTTGCACGAGCTACTGCCAATTCTACTTTTGCTATAAGGTCATCACCCATATCTCTAATACCTGATTGGGCCATGATATTCACAAAAGTTTCAGCGGCTATTTCGCCTTGTTCATTAGTTAATTCATATTTATCAAAAAGTCTTGAAGCCTTTCCAAATACTACATCTGTTAATCTATCGTTAAGGTTATTCTGAACATTACGTTGAGCAAGTTCTTTAGCCTGCTGTGCTTGGCGTACAATATTCTCAGCTACTTGAGCTTTTGCAGGGTCAGTCTTTCTTAATTCTTCAATTGAAGTATTAGCATCAATGCCATATTTATTTAATTCTTGAAGCATTGCATTGCCAAGGTTTGTAAGGAATTCGTCGTATTGTCTGTTAGCTTCTCTTACGTCATCTTCGTAAGATTTGATAGCTTTTTCTTCAGCGAGTTCAGCTTCTTTCTCTGCTAATTCGGCTTTAGCTTTTTCGAGTTCTTCATCTCTAGCGGGAGCTTCTTGTTGCTCTTGTTCTTCTACTTCAGCAGTTTCTTCGCCAGGTTCTGATACTTCATCAGGCTTAACTTCTGGTTCTTCCACAGCTTCCGTATTGTCCTTTTTATCAGCTTCTGACTCTTGCTGTGTAGGTACTTCTTCTGATACTTCGCTATCAGCTTCTTCAGCTTGAGTATTCTCTTTCTCATCTGTTGGAGCTTCAGCCACGTCTTGTACGTCTTGTGGTTCATCCTGAACTACCTCGTCTTGTTTTACTTCTTCGACTACTTCTTGTTCTTATTGTTCTTGTTTTTGTTTTTCAGACATTTAATAAAATCTCCTATGTTATCTGTCTTTCTTATATTTAATCTTGACCTTTAGGGGGTTCATCGGGGTTCATATCGGGCGTCGGCATTATTTCACTTGGTACCATATCACCACCACTTACTTGGCCTTGACCGCCCACTGGCATCGGAGGAGGAGGAGTCTGCTCTCCACCTTCCTCTTTCATCAATTCTAATATATTATCTACGTCTGATAATTCAGCCTTAGACATTAAGTATCTAACTGCAAGTATTACCTGGTCGGGTGTTAAATTAGCAAATATCATTTGAGCGATAGGTAACTGCAACATAGACATCAATCTTTGTAATTCGCCTTCCTTATCAGCTCTAGAAGCGTTTGTTGATATCGCTACATTCAATTTTTCATCAGCATAAATGTCGGCCAAAGGTTCACCTACCGCCAAAGCTAATTCTCTATTAAATGCATAAAAAGCTACAAATAGATTTAGTAAGAAATTATAACTAAATACATCAGTTTCTACACGCATTCTAGCATTTGCCTTTTGGAACAAGATAGAGCTTTCCCTTGCCGTTCTAACTGCACCATCTGTATTACCAGCTAGATAATTGTTAATACCTAATACATTCTTATTTTGTTCCAGAACCATCTGGGCCAGTTGCAGTCCTTGCGGAGCTGCTATTGGAGGCGCCCAGAATTCAGGTTTTTGTTCAATTGAGTTATACTCTATTTCCTTAGTATCTCTAATTTTATCTACTTGCATCTTATTCAAACTACCTTTTTGATATAAGATATAAGGAATAGAAGCATCCTCAAGGTTCTTTAGAAACATGTCTACACAACGATTAATTAATGTATTAACTGGCTTACTAACCGCTAATGGAGAAATTGACCTATGTGTCTCGTCGTCAATTTTATAACCAGCATAGATAATTCTGTTTGTGCTTACATTACTATATTTGATATCAGCGCATCTGTTGCCAATAACAGTAGCTACAATATTTATTAATACCTTATTATCATTCGTAATATAATCACCATAGAATGTAAGAACTTCTATATTATTTCTATCGCTTCTACTCTGGCCATCTACGCCTGTAGTATCGCTATAAGTATCAGACTGGTATGAAGCTACTCTATTGCTTCCGTTTTTGCCTGCGCTTGCAATGATAGCATCTTTATCTTCTTGAGATAATAATGGGTAAGCATTTGAAGTTAATAATGTTTTTGCGCTAATCCAATTTCTTACAATCTTAGTACAGCCTCTAGGGTCTCTTTCATAGTCGTAGGCATCAACAAAGAAATCTAAAGGATTAATACGTTCTACTAAAATGTCTTTAGAAGATACTATTTCTTTAATTTTAAACTTCATTAGTTCGGCACCAGTCTCATTATCGACTAGTGTTTCTTTCATTCTGTATTCTTCTTTATTCTCACGAAGTTTAATAAAGGCTACAGCTTCGCCCATTAATAACCAGTCATCCAAAGTTTTGGTAGTTAAATTTTCCAGTAAAGAAATACTTCTAAACTGGTCGGTCATTACGTTTTTAAGTTCGGGCACCTTAAGCATACTATAGGCATCTCTACCTTGAATTTCTAACAGTGCGCTATAGCCGCTCAAGTTAGACTCGATAATAGCTGATTTGTATACCTTAAACATTTCTGCCGCATGAGGAAATCTTTCTACGTCTGATTTAACGGTACCAGCATAGACTGAGCTGTACATACGAAGATAGCTTTCGTACATCATAGCCGTTTTGTCCAAATCAATACGTTTACCCTTAATATATAAAGCTACTTCATCTTTATATTTTTTGAGGTCATAGTATTGTTCTTTTGTTGTTAATGTTTCATCAATCATTGTACATCCTTTGATTTAATATTTAAATGTCCAACTATGGTCGGAGTAATCGTTTATCGTCCATTGAAGCAAGTCTACTTTTTGAACGATAATACGTTTATTATATTCATTTGCAGATTTGTATTCATTCTTATATTCTGCTATTTTCTTTAATATTTCCGTTTTACTTCTCATCTTTAGCCTTTACTAATAGTTATATAATTATTTTAACTTAACGCATCGTTTTTGTCAACCCTTATTTTACAATTTGTTACATATTAGTTCGCAGCTATATCGTAGAAGGTTTTCACAAAGTGTATAGGATAGCTTACAGCGTCTATTGGGTGTATTAAAAATTTCTTTGCTATATCATCCTGAACTTCTTTGTCCGTAGGTTCTTTTAATCCGCCATTAGCTAGGTTATTTTTAGCTTCATCAAAATTGTATAAAAGCTTTTCGCAAGAGTCATCTACAAATAATTTACGTACCATTTTGCCATTACATATAAATGCCCTTAATGTAGATAGCCTTTCTTTAATCCTTGGGTTTGCCTTTTGTACTTGCAATGTGCAATCATACCCCATATCATTAAAGAAGCTAAGCATTACCTGATAATCCGAACCGTTAGTCTTTTTATCTCGGCCGTGGCTATCACCCATTATTATGAGTTTTCTGGTTTTATATTCTTCTATGATTGGTAATATTCTTTTGCACATATCACTCGTTAATACATTCTGGTCGATTAATTCTCTTAATACGTGCCACTTACCCTCGTGCTCTATGTACTGCATAAGATACCAACACATAGGGTTATAGTTAAAGTCGCATGCTAATATCAAAGAGTAATTAGGGTCGTAAGCAAGGTTGTGTACAATATTTAGTGCGTTGAAGTTTGGGAACGCTACAGTATTGTCATTGTCCACATCGATACCCTCAAGTAACTCTTGGATTTCATCCGCGCTATATAATTCCTCTAGATTTTCTACATAGTTAGTACCTAAGTGATGATTTTCTTTTGTTGAAGCTATTACTGCACGGAAGTTTTTTATTTTAGTTTTGGGATTATGAAACATCTTATACATCCACCCTCTTGCGCCTTGTGGGTTGGTATGTAGAAATATGCTTCTATAATATCCTTTCCAATTCTCTCTTTTTTGTTCACGGACACGGGCTATCAATTCTTTGAAAGTCTTTTCATCAATCAATGATGCTTCCTCTATTTCAATCCAAGTAAACTCTGTAGAACGGAATTGACTCCAATCACTTAATGTCTTAAATCGTATCTGACTTCCATTTCTAAAAACTATAGTCTGCTTTCTATCAGCGTACCACCAGTGAACATCCTCTTTTAACCCAATATTAGCCATATGTTCAAGGTATTTAACTTTAGTAGTACCATCTAATAAATCCTGTGATGCAGCGCCTACTAAACCTCTACACCCAGGCCATTGTAAGGCAAAGGTAAGTCCTCGTAATGAACCTATAAAAGTCTTGCCTGAACCAAATCCGCCTTGGTATAAAGATACGTCAAGATAAATATTATCATCGTTTAGCTTGGATTTATCAAATCCGTAAGCGAATTTATATTGAGTTGGTAGTAATTTGTATGTAGTCTTAATTACACTCATCCTATAAATTCCTCACGTAATAATTTAGGGTCGAAGGTATCTATGCCATACTTTTCGGCAGTGTCTCTATTAAGTTTATTATCATCTATCAATAAACATTTTTCATCGCCGTAGTTTTCATAAATGTATCTAGCCTTATCTTCATGTCCGTTATCCGAGCCTAGGGCTACAACTTCAAAGCTATAATTACTATTACAAACTTGCATGATACGATTAATCATTTTTTCAGTATCTTTAGATTTGGCTCTTACGGTTAGAAATATAATATGCTCATCTGAAAATTTACTAGGTATAGGGCTTAGCATATACATAAGTTTCCTATTAACTTTGTAAAGATTGAATATATTTTGTATCTTCATAGCCAATGCAGATATGAAGTTGTTACGCAAAAGCATCCATTCGTAATGCATAAATACTGTAAACCAACCATAGATTAATGTATCATCTATATCTACAAATATCTTATCGTAATGTTCCAGAAATTTACGCATCGTCATTAACCTCCTGTATATCCAAAAGCTCAAGTATTTTATCGCTCAAATATGTATGGTAATACGCTTTTAATACCTGTTGTTTTCCGTCAATATTGCAATTAATAACTCTTTGTACTTTGCACAACTCATAAATCTGTTTCATAACGCAGTCGGTAACTTCGCAACAGCTTGCGCCATATTGGCCTTCTTCGTTATGACATTCTTTACCTAGATGACAGTATGCAGGACAATTCTTTATAATATATTTACTCATTGGTCATTATCCTCACTTTCTGCTTTAATTTTTTGTAATAAATTGAAAATTTTAATTTTAATTTCAGGTTTTTCGATATCTTCTTCCTTGCATATATACCATTCACCATCATCTGCCCACCGATTGTCATAGGCAATAAACCTATGTCCTGTAAAATCTTCTGTTATATGTCCTAACTTTATTTGTGGAACGTCTGTGGTATAAGGGATAAAATAAACCTTATCGCCCTCTTTTAAATATCGTGGTATCATTGGTTATCCTCCATAGTCATTTCGTAAAATCTACCCCATAAGAAATTACCCTCTACGTGAACTCTATCGCCCTTACATACGGGGAGATTTGCATAAACTTTCTTGCCGTAACCTTCAACAATGTGTTGCATTTTACCATGAAGGTTTGTAATATCTATTTTATCTTGTCCTACAATCCTTACCCAACCCAAAAGAGGAGATGGCTGAGAGTTGTTTTCTTTATCCAATACTACATCTTTACTTCTCATTGGTTATTTTCCTCCGCCATAGCTAAACACTTTTCAAATAAATCTATCTTTTGACAAATCTTTTTATATAGGAAGTTATTAAATTCTCTATAACTTTCACCCATCTTCTCATCAGTGTATTCGTTTTTAGAGTTGAGCATTATTTGTTTAATAGCATGAACCTTAGTTAATTCAGAGTAATCATTTAACTTACTTGCAGTAACCCATTTATCACACATGCTTCTCGTATCTTTCTTCTCGGCCTTTCTAAACATCTCTTTCTTTTTGTCGAGATTTCTTATCGCTATTATTGTGGAGCACTTAGAGTCGTCAATTTCTGCATCATCATATTCAATACAAACTTTCATTATCTCGCGAATGAGGTCAAATACTAACCCTTTGCTAGCAGCATATTTTTCATATTCTTTCTGGCAATCAAAGCATATAGATAAATGGCTAAGTAAATTGTCTCTCATTTCTAAACTTAGTTCACCATTAAAAAAGGCCTCTTTATATTTAAACACTTGTTTACAATCCATAGCTTAATTACCTCATCAAAAATCTTCGTGTGCGTTCTTTGTATACAGGGTCATCAAATTTCTTTTTATGCTTAGCATCTTTTGCCTTATAATAGTTAGTTTTCTTCGCAAA